TAAATGTTCCACTGGATGTAAATGCTTGTCCGTAAACACCGGGTAATACAGATGCTATGTATACTGCATTGGTCATACTGTTACTCCAGTCAAAGCTGTTATTTCAGCAGAGGTTAGTCCTAGTGCTGTTAGCTTAGATATTGCAGATGCTTTAGCCGTTGCTTGGGATTGTTCATTAGCAGTTTCTTGGGCTTGTAGCCTAACTATTTCATCTTCTATTTGTTTATCAGTCAAATTGCATTCAGTTGGCTTAATCCATTGAACGACAACATCATTTTCCATGATAAGTTCTGCACCAGGTATTAAAGATACAATTGCATCATGTTTTCTTATTATTCTCATCCTGCAATCTCCATAGCAATAAGTTGGTTCAAGTTAGTAGCACTATAGTCATTTAAATAAACCGTTGAGGAAGTTGTTGCTAAACCAATTTGATAAGATATTGCAGAGGTTGTTGCAGGTGAGTCAACAAAATTATATGAGGTATTTGTCCAATTTCTATTAACGGTAAAACTATCCGTGAATATTCCATTACCAGCAGAAACATTAGTTCCATTACGCATAAATGTAAAGTATGTATATGCGTTCATTTGAACACTTAAAGAGCAAAACAAAAATATTCTGCTACTCGTACTATTTGGCGTAATAGATAGTGTCGGCCCAATTCCTGCAAAAGTTGCACTACTACTAGAATACCTTGCATTTATATTAGCTGTTACAACTTGCAGTATTCCGCCTGTTTGTGCCGCCATTGGTCTTCCACTACTATTAAGTATTGACCCGCTTGTTACAGTTGGCGTTGTCATAGATGGAGTAACTAAAGACAGGCTAGATGCTAATTGGCTAGACCCAACTGCGCCTGAAGCTATATAAGAACCTGTCACCGCGCCCGCAGTAGCAGGAATAGCATTAAGAACTGAGCTAACCAGGAAGCTCTCTATCGTTACCGTATCCCCTGTTGTACATCCATTGTTTAAAACTACCGTAGTTCCGTTGGTCGCTGTGTAGTCTGGGGTCGGCAGGTATACACCGTTTCTGTATACGTTAATAAATCCTGCTGTGTAGCTAGGCGGTGTAAATGTAGTCTGTCCTGATGTTGCAGTAAAGTTAGTTACTGTTCTGTAAGCCGTTGTTGTGACATTAGACGCAGGTATGCCTAAATACCTGGCTGATATATTTCCTGTTCCGCTTGGCGGTGCGCCCGAGAAGGTCAGCGTTGTACCTGATACTGAATATGTACTCGGATCTTGAACGACACCTGATACAACCACCAAGACGGACGCAGTGTTCGCAGGTGCAACAGACATTGTAAAAACAGTAGTTGAGTTATTCCCGTTGAACGTATCTACTACGAACGCTATTTGGTACGGTTGATTTCCAATGTACATTTAGCGAATTTCCTTAAGTATTATTATTGATGTTTGCCCATTGGCATTTATAGTTCCTGTACCTGCATTAACACCCCAATATACAGTATAAGTTGTGCTTGAAGTTGTTGCAGGAGAATCTAAATATTGCCAAGACAAATTACTTTGTACTGAGCTTCCTGGTGAATATAAAAGCCCAAAACTTTGAGTAATACCTGAACCCCCAGCAAGATTTGTAGAATTTCTATAAGTAGTTGCTGAAACATAATCACCCGCCCCAGGCGTATTAACATCAACTAAGGTTACAGCTATTAATATCTTACTTGTTGAGAACTGTGGAGTAATTGAAGCTGTTAATCCTAATGAAACAAATGATGTTGAGGATGTAGTAAGTCCTCCTCCTATAGTACCCTGCACAACCTGAATCACCGACCCAGTTGGCATATTAACAGCCGTTATGATCTGACTTTGGGATAAACCTGTATTGTCTATTGTTGAGAGTGGCATGGTTTAACCTAGTATAGATTTGATCTCATCTGCTGTAATGCCAAGCGCATTTAGTTTGGCCATTGCTGACGCTCTTGTTGATGCTGCTGTTGTAATTAATGCTTGCAATGCTGTCTTATCTGCATCGTGTTGCGTTTGGTTATACACAATTTCCCCGTTAACTAATGTTAAATACGGGTACTTATCAAACGTAAATGATGTAGGAATAAGCACCGCATCTGACGGTATAAGCGATACCTGCGTATCATCAAACCCCCAAGTTTTATTATCAGGTGTTATATAGTGGTTCATCGTAATTCAACCCAAGTATTAAGTGCGCCACTACCGCCATTCGTAGCCACGCTATATGTAGCACCGACTGGAACAACTCCGCAAACCGGACCAAAATAATTTGTTGTAGGAGCTTGCATACTTGTAAAAACAACAACACTGCTAACCGTTAAACTTGTTGCATATCCTACAGTATTAGATCCAGTCATTACAAAAACAAATATGGGTCTTCCAGTTGAATTGGTGTAAGTTGTACCAAGTGCCCTACTTCCTGTTACGCTCGTCCATGTTTGAGGACTATATCCTAATGAAGTAGATGTTTGTGTGCTTGTATCTGAAAAAGTAATATATTTGCTTGAGCCTAATTGAACGCCTGTACTTGTTATTTGTGCAGAATATGCAGATTTAGCCTGACCAAATCCACCAGTGTAAAACTGAATGGCGTTAGATGTCCCTGTGCTGTCAGTAGCAATAACTAAATTACCCGTAGTTCCTGATCCGCTTGGAGCGGACATCAACAAATAACCTTCATTAGCACCTGTAGTCGTATAACTTGAATTGTTATATGTTGAGCTGGTAATGCCCATGTCCACCCAGCCCGATGCGTCATTACCGTTATTTGGGTATGCTGAAAAATCAGCAGAACTATTCGCACCGTTAAAAGTGTTATAGATGTACGTTTGGATATAGTTATTAGCTGATCCGGTACTACCTGTAATTGGGTTTGTAGCGCCGCCCAAAGGAGCAGATGTGCCTGTGTAAACCGGCCCTGTTACCTGGTATGAATTCGTAGGAACAATAACCTGTACAAGTAAGCTCGTGTACTGAACCCAAATATTATTTGTACCGCTTGGGGGTGCAGAAGCAAACGTAATCGTATTGCCTGAAACTGTATAAGCTGATCCTGGGTTCTGTGTGACGTTAGCTACTACCACTAACATCTGATATGTAGATGCAACCGGACGAGACAGTGTAAAAACTGTGGTCGAGGCATTCCCGCTGAAGAAGTCTACAGCAGGTGTGTAAGCTTGGTTGTTTGGGGTATTGCCTATATACACAACTAATCCTTAAATTGCGGTAAGGGCGCTAATCCACACATCGCCAGAAGTAGCCGTGCCGTTTTGCACATACAAGGCATCACTTGCAATCAGTACTACTCTGCTTCCCTGAATCACCTCAAGAGAGCCGCCAGCCGGAACAGTGGCTTGATAGACCAAATAGTAATTAACCGCTGAACGCGTAATATATACAGAAGTCGTAATGGGGGATGCTGTTGTATTAGATACGATCAAACTGGCAATAGCTACTGTGCCCGAACTAATCGAAGAAATAACCGCCACCGCTGATGTACCAACGTTCTTATAGGCATAGGATGTATTTGCGTATGTGGTCATGTTAGCCCATCATAAAAGATTGAAAGTATGCGCTCTGATCCGGCACGTTTGAATATGCAGAAAACTCAGAGGGGTATGTACAGAACACCGTCAGTGTATCTGATGTGCTAAAACTAATCAGTGAAGTGTTTCCTGAACTATTAGACAGCACCGTTGTGCGAGATAGCGTATTACCAGAGGAAGTATAAGAACCAATTCCAACTTCCCAAGTAGCCGCAGTAGGATCTACGATTGTGTAATAAGTGGAGTTGCCGTTACCAATCCCGTTAGAAAATGTCTGAAAGCTGTTTACTGCGCCCGATAGATTAACCGAGCCTGTGCCCGTGGCTACAGTGCCATTCTCCTGAACGCGATCCGCAACTACAAAAGCCATTCATAATCCTTAAGACGTGGCAGTGGTCGAATATGTAACTGCTACAGTATCACCTGCGGTTGTTGTTTTAGCTACTGAGAACCCACCTGCACTCCAAAGAGTTCCAGTTGTTGAGCTTTGTGTGGAGCTTGCGCCTGTACCTGTAACCAAGAAACATCCTGTAATCGTACCGCCAGAACCTGTGATTGTGTAAGTAATAGCCGTTGCAGAACTCGTCACAATGTTAGAGCCTGAAGTCGTTACGTTATTGCCTGTAGCAGTAGCAAACACTGCTGTGCCGCGAACGGCAGAACCACCAACGGTATAGTTCGTAAACTCTGTCCAATCTGAATGAGAAGACATTGTGTCTGTAGGTGAATACCCTGTACTTGTAGCAATAAGACCAAGATAAGGCCCAACAAGCGTATAACCTGAAGCAGTATACAAAGTGGTGTTCATCATTAGAATCTTGCCAACCTGTACAACCTGGTTCTCAAACCCTTCTTCCCACTTCACATTACCGCTTGCGTCACGGCAAGTCATAGTCCAAAAGCCTTCTAAGCCAATTGGGTTTTCTGCTTTTGCATTTGTATGGAGCGTAGCTACTGCGTAATCTCCACATCCTTGTACTTCGTTAGCCATTGTGACTCCTAAGAAATTGTTATAACAGCAGTAGATGAAGTTGCTGCGGGCCAAGTTATTGTGAAGTTACTCATAGTAATATCACTGCCAAAATTTAAAACTGCTACCGAGTTTCCTGTAGTCGCATTGTAGATTAAAGCGCCCCTAGCTGTAATAGTTGCGCCCGTCCAGGTCACATTATTAAAGTAAGGAAATGCTACGTTATTCGCTAAATCTACGCTTGGGTTTTGGGAGATTGTGATTGTATTTCCACCGGCTGTATAACCAGTAGCCACAACCTCATTGGAAGTTCCAGAATAGGTTGAAGTTGTATTGCCAAGAGTAGCTAACCCAGTATACAAAGCAACCTTATATGTATAAGGAGAGCTTGTTGTAAAGTTAACCAGACCGTTTAAGCAGTCTGATTTAAACTGGGTAGTTTGGGTTTGGACGATCATATAGCAGCATTACCTTTAATATTTGTATTGAGCTTTGTTTGACCATCCCTGTACGCATCGCCTCTCTCAAGTCCATCACCAAGGCGTTTAGCAAGTTGAAGTGCTTCAGAGTACTTATCTTCGTAGTACTTAACCATATCCTGCTCACCCTTCATGAATAGCATTGCTTCGCGCATAGATCCATATAAAAGCACGGGATCAAAGTTATCCCCCAACCAGCTTGTGCCAGTTGAGTTGTTAATCGTTGCAACTGGAACGGAAAAGCCAGAACCAGAGCCGCCAACATAGGTAGACAATACGCTCAATGTATCTCCTACCTGGTAGAAGTTACCACCATTTTGCAGAGTAACTGAAGAAACCGTTCCGCCAGAACCGATCAAAATATCTCCATAAGCGCCATTTCCAGATCCGCCAGACAACGGTACATTCTGATAAAGACCAGGAGTATATGTAGATCCAGCAGTTACCGATCCAAGGCCAGTAATAATGCCTTGAACGATTGAGGGCGGATAAAAGAAATAGTGCAGTTCTACGTTATAAGTATTTGTAGAATCTGGGGTAGGACCAAGAATACAAGATAACTCATTAGCATTGCCGTACTGAGGGCCAAATATCGCATAATACTTAGGAACACCAGTAGCATTTGGGCTAGGATAAGCTTCTCTAATAAAGTTAACGTCTTTATTAAGCAGATAAGTAAAAGGTACAGTCGTATAGTCAGACGTATAAACAGCTATTGAATAAGTAGATAGCCAATCTAATGGCAAAGATAAATACTGATTCCCGCCGGTTAAAGTACCTGTTACGTTCTTACGGAGTGAGGCAAAATTAATCGTGTTATACACACGCTCCTCACACTGCTGAACGAATATAGGAATATTTGAAAGAAACAAAGACTCCGTATTCTCAGCATACGCTTGGATCGTGTTGTATAACGTCTCGTAGTTCACGCCATTGGCCCCCTAGCAATTCTGCCTTTAGTAGCAGCGCCATTTCCACGAGTTTCAATTCCTGTTGTCTCAACCATATCGTTGTGACCAATAGAAACACCACCGTTTAGTGGAGTCCAATTTTTACGGGTTGGCATTTCAACAGAGAAACCAATGTCTTTTTGCTCTAAAGCAGAACCATCCATTTTGTGTGGCGGCGCATACTCAGATGCTGGGCCATTAAACTTTTTAGTAGCCATTATTTGCTCCCAGGTTTTTGGTTGCGTGCACGTGCTAGATTACGGCCCATAGCTTTCATAGCTTTGCCTGTTACACCGCCCTTAGCCATTTTCTTTACGCCAAGTTTCTTTTCTTCTTTTTGAAGCATTGACTTAATAAGCTTTTTGTCTTCTGCTTCGTCTTCATGTTTTTTAGCCATTTTCTACTCCTACGTTATCGTTACAGAATTTACCGTGCCATTTGCAACCAAATAGTTTGGCGTTAACTTTCTATCAAACCCACTAGCCCCACCTACTGGACGCCAGCCCCACTGAATAACTCGACTTCCAGTCTCTGGATACCCAACTTCATTCAATGTGTTTAGCACGCCATTTTGGGTTTGCAAACCACTGTTACCGGAACCATAATAACTTATATCAGGTCTTGGCTCACGAACCGCTTGCGGATCGTTAACTGGATACATACCCAATTGTAGTTGTGGATGATCTGGGTCCCAACATTCTCTGCAAACTTTAATCGAATAAGGTTTGGTTTTTATTGTCTCTTTTTTAAGCTCTACAAGTTTGTATCGTTGACCGCATCTGTCACATTCAGCAATCGCAAACTTGCCAGAAGAATACTTACTTGGCATGGCTACCTCGAATAGAAGATGTTCCTAGGAACCCAACGAATCGGGGCAGTTTCTCTGTCTTCAGTAGCCGCTAAATTAAACTGATCCTCGTAATCTTGTTTAAGCATCATTACCCGATTTGGGTCAACTTCAGGCTTTTTAACGCTTATAAAATAAGCAAGCCCAGCCACAAAACAGTTAATAAACCTAAACGGTATATCCTGGATATTTACTCCACCGCCTGCATCTTGAATACGCCTCATGCGCCAATATACAAGTGTGTATGGGCCACCACCTGAATCTGGCGTGGGCCAAACGGTCAGGTTAGGAAGATATTGTATTGTTACAACTGCACCTGCAGTATGCGCTGCAGCGGTTGTTCCGTTTTGACCACGGTAACAGTTAACAATTTGGTTACCGCTAATATTAGCGTACCCAATAATTTCATTATCTAGCTGAATATACCCAGAAGACCGTAAGTTCTGGGTAGTGCTTAATGTTAAAGTCGTGTCTGTTGCAAGGCAAGTACTTGCAAGAGTTATAGTTGTTGTGTCTGAATTGCCAGTTTGGCGGTTATACCAAACTTGGATTGGGCGCCCAGTCGTTAATTTATTAGGTATAGTGGAATAGGTACTTTCACTAATACGGCTTAAATTAATGTCAGATTGATTAGAGGGGCTAGTATTACTTGTACGGGTTACAAGATCAAGAATATCAATAGTATCAACTGGAACATTGTAAAAGGCTTGCCCCGTAACTAGGGGGATTACGCATTCTTCAACAGTCCAAAGATTAATACCGCGGTTTGACCACTCAATGGTCATAAGATTTATTGACCTACGCGCCGTGCGTAAGTCGTATCCAGACCGCATCTGAAGACCGCAACGCTCATACGACTCCTCGACTAACTCGGTGAGATCTAAATTAAACGCTGTGGTTCCAGATGTTTGTGCCATTATTAATTGGCTTTATTAGATGCTGATTGTTCTTGAGCAACAGTCTGTGGAGCTTCAACTACTGGGGCTACAACTGGAGCAGCCACAATTACTGGGGCTTCTACTGTCGCAACTGGAGCCACTACTGGGCCTTCAATTACTGGAGCAGCAGGTTGTGCAATATCAAGGTGCTCTTCCAACTTAGCCAATAAGGCTTGAGTTTCTTGAGTTATTGCGCCGTGAGCAGCCTCTTGAGAAGCGGCTACATGCTTAATCAAAGCATATAAATGCTCAACGTTTGCTTCGATGTGTTTGAGTAAACTCATTTTTTCTTCCTTGTTTTGGCTGATTTAATAAAATCTTGTTTAGTAGGGGCGCCTTTTGCCCCTGGCTTTCTCATTTTTTCTTTTGAACCATGCTTAATCCGGTCTTGCTTTGCATGGATATTGGCATAAAGTCCGATAGGTCCGCCGCTTTTGTATACCTCAACATCATTTGGATTGTCCTTTCGAACAATCTTCTTTTTATCAGGCATTTTGGACGGATTTACTGCACCCATCCCACGGCTGGCCATCATTTCTTTTTAGCCATTCCACCACCGCACATAGCTTTGACGTGCTCGTGGTGTTTCATGTGACCAGCAGCATGTTCGCCGTATACTTTGTGATGGTGAACATGACCACCGTCTTCCATTTTTTCCATCATATGCACGTTATGTGTATGAGCTGGAGTTGCTTCCTTCATCATTGGTACTTCGCGTTCCATAATTACTCCTTAACAAAATTTACCACGGGTTTTGCCTTTTTGAGCAATACCATCTGCACGAGCTGAAGCTGTTCCGCCAGAAGCCATCTTCTTAACAGTTTTGCCGCCACGTTTCATTCCGGTGTCGCTACCTGCCATTTTTTCTTCGAGGTCACGAGTATGTCCACGTTTTTGAAGTTTGGACTCACCGAATTTACCATGTTTGTTTGATCCTTTTTCTACGTCTTCTGACATAGTTTTAGGACCCATAGTTTCACCACCTTTAGCCATTTTTTTCATAGATCCACCTTTTTTCATACCAGGAGTTGGGGCCATACCGCCCATACCAGCTTGAGGTGGCATAGGAGCTTCAGCCATTGCAGGAGCAGGAGCGCCCATTTCTGGAGCAGCTGCAGGACGACGTTTAGCTGCGATCATTGCAGCTACCATTTTTGGGTTAATTTTTGACTTGGGCATATCACCACCTTTTGAGAACTTCTTACTTTTATCAGCATCGCTGAAATCTTTCCCAACAGATTGTGGGATACCTACCTTTTTAGCAAACGCTGGGTTGTGCGCCACCGCCGCCATTAAGTTATGTTGAGCTTTGGACTTACTTGGCATCTTTCTTTACCAACTTCTGAACTGTATCAGTTTCCCAAATACGAATTATTAAATACACCAATGATAAAACACTTGTTATAAAAAACACGGTAGGCTCCATCCAACCCATCATTCCAAGGAACGTAGTTGTAACAGCAGCTCCATCAGCCATTTCTTTTACATCATGTCCATTCATAAATATTTACCCCTTGTATGTCCTCTCGATGCAATACCATCAGCGCGTTTAGAAGCATGTGAGCGAACTTTACCACCTCTACGCATATTTTCGCTACTGGGTTCTTTTGGCTTACCTATGTCATCTCTTGGGCCAGAATTAGATTCAGATGCGGTTTTAGACTTTAAACCTGGCATAGACCCAGATATTGACTTGCTTTCTAAATCACCCCGTGCAATGCGGTCTTTAGATTCTTTAGAAAGTTCTACTTTTTCGCTGGGGGCTGTTGCTTTATCAATTAAAGCACTTACGCCGGGATGTGCATTTCTTAAAGTTTCGTATGTTACTTTTCCAATAGAGCCTTCAGGCCTATCTTTTGTAGCGCGTTCAATAGCATTACCAATTTCATTTCCAGCGTCATAAGCAAGTCCAGCTGCACCAGCTCTATTAGCTGATCTTAATACAGAACGCCCACCAGCTTCTTGCTGTTGCTGTCTATTCCAGCTATTTTGAGCGTCGGAATTTAATCCTTTTTTAATGCGTTCTATATCATCTTTAATACCACTAAGATCTTCTTTAGGGTTAGGAACAATATCTTTAGCATTTGTCTTGCCAGAAGATTTAAAAGGTTCCATACCTTCTGGAGCTGATTTATTTAAACGTCCCATATTAGCACTTCCAAGCTTTAAGAGATTTGTTAATTCTGCTATCTGGATCGTTCTTTTTCTTTTCGCCAGTTAACTTCTTTTTCATGCCTTCCATTCTGGCACAGAACGAATCTTTTCTTGAACCGCCTTCAGGTTGTGGGGGTTTCAAGTTATGTCCTTCTTTTTTAGCAGAAGCTCGCCCCTTAGCATTTAAACCGCCATTTGGGTTTTTACCTTCTTTGCGTTGCCATGCTGGGGACTTAGCCATTATGTATTTCCTGCGTCTGCTGCGTTTTTAATCAGATAACCTTCTTGCGAAACTGTCAAAGCCGCAGTACCGGTACTAACTTTTGCTTGCAATTGAATGTCTGTTTTTTCCGGTACAGCCCTAGGCATTACTCGCTGTGTATGGTAGTTGTTTGTAAACGGAGCCACAATAGTAACAGTCGGTACACCTGTGCTACTTGTTTGGTAGTTTTGATACGTTGCAAAACCTGCGGGGTTGGCGTTTAAGCTGGTGTTAATATCAATCCGGCTTAAATAGAACGTATATCCGGCAGGCACAGTGTAAATGCCCATCAAAGTGCGGCCATTACCCGCCGCAATCTCTGCATACAATGTTGTATCTGATGTGTCTTTTAACGTAATATTACCAGTAGGAGCGCCACTAGCTACTGACATACTGTTGATACGGAAATAAGACTTAACCGTAGTTACAGCCGTTGTACCGTTAAGTTTTATGTTTTCAGAAATTTGGTTGTAGTTTGCGTCTAAACCGTTAATAGTTATTAACGAAGTTGCATCTGCGCCAGTGTTAACAGAACTAACAAGGTGCATTTGAATAGCAGATGACGGGAAAGTATAGGAGGTATTACCTTCCCACACAGGCACAAACGATGTACCTACCGCTGTTTGATAACCATAAATGTTTAAAACACTATGTCCATATACTTGACCACGAGCTACTTGTAGGTCAAATGGTTCCGTCTTGTTTTGACGTGTTGATGACGATATTATGCCGCCGCTAGATAACGATGTTGCCATGAATAATCTCCTTAAAGGTTAAAGATAGGGGCCGAAGCCCCTAGAGATTAGTCAAAGTTACCGTATGGGTAAGCTGAGCTTGTACCAATGTTCATGTCATTTTGGTTGTAACGCATTGTTACCTCAATTTGACCTGATGTTGGAGTTGTTAAGCCAGTGTTAGTAATTTTAAGTGTTACAACAACTTGACCAAACCATGCTGGATCTGTACCAACTTGTGGGTTTTGGAAGTCTTGTAATGTTGCACTAGCATAAGGCAATTGTGAGCCAACATAAGTTGCTGTTCCACGAGTAGCTGAAGTGATTGCAGCCATCGTAGCATATACACCAGTAGATGTAGCAAAGTTGTTAGAAACATAAGGCTGAATTGAATTAGCTGTTACGCTTCCATCAGTTGGCAATGTGCCAACGTCAACGATCACATCAGTGATATTGCAAGAATAAGGAATATAGAAAACTACGCCGCGATAAATAGTGCCTGTAGCGTCAGCAGTTGGGGCAGAAGCTTTAGTAGGTCCGCTATTGCTAAATACGCCAGCTTGTGGAGTATAAATAGTAGCAATGCTGTTTGGGATGTTATTAGATGCAACAAAAATACCAGAACCGCCACCGTAGTTAGCAGTGTTAGGTGTTGTTACAGAAAAATCTAATAGGGCCGTTTGAACGAGGTCTGTATAACCTACATCACGAATTGGGCCAAAACGATTTTGCCCAGATAGGATTGGGCCGGAGAATGTGGAACGTGCCATGACAAATGTCCTTATGCAAAAGTTACCTTGTTAATCGTTGCATCGTCTGCTGGGCCAGTGGCAACAAGGTGGAATTCCCAGATAACTGAAATATACACTAAAAAATACAAAAGTCAATAAAAATGGGAGCCGAAGCCCCCATTTATTTTTAGTAGGAACCGTAGATTCCTAATGGATCAGACCAGCCAAAGCTGTAACGCTCACGAGACTTGTAACGAACATTACCGGTATCGAAGTCCCCGTCCATAGAATTTTGCAATGGTGTACGAACGAAGTGCTTGAGACCGTTAGGTACGTCAGTTGTCAAGAACCAAGCATTGGTAGCTGTCAAGAAGTGGTTAATTGTATAACCTTCTGGAACAGAACCGTTGTTCTTGATTGCGTTGATGTCGTTGTTGTTTGTACCAACACGGAGTTCAGTATCGAGCAAACGTGTTGCAACGAACTGGAGTGCTGGAGGAACAACCAATTTCTTAGGTTTAGCAGCGATCAAGAGGCCACGCTCATCTGTCCATGCAGCGATCTGAATAACAGCATTTTCAAGGGCTGTTTCGTTCAAGTCAGCAGGAGTAGAAGGAGTGTTAGCGTTAGTACCACCGTTAACGAGTGGGTGTGCTATGTTAAGTAAAGAAACACCATCACCACCAGCATAAGCAGCGTTGAATGCGTTGTTTAGAACAGCGGCTGCTTTAACTTGCTTGGTGTAAGCCATAGCACGAGCTAGACCTTTTGTATAACGCGCAGACAATGAGTCATACAAGTTATCCTCAATAGCCTCTTCTGTTAAGGAGAAGCCAAGAGCGATTGTCTCGTGGTTATAGCGGGCTGTCCATGCTTCTTGAGCATTGTCATAAGCGATGGCGTTGCCCTCGGCCTTAACAGGTGCTGCAGAGAAACCTGACAGTTTTGTTTCTTCTTCGAATGAACGCTCAGAGGTCTCTGTTTCATAGATCTCTTTGTGTTCTTCGCCGTAGCGTGCGTACTCTAATCCAAACAATGCGTTCAGTCCAGGGAGCAGCTCTTTGAGCAGTTGTGCGCGTGAAATTGCCATTTTATGTTACTCCTTAAACAGCGGTTGCAGTGTAATACTCATGTATACCGAAATTCAATTTAACAAGAACTTCAGGATAGTTTGTAAACACAATGGTTGATGCGGAAGGAATAGCTGTTACGCCACCCGGTACTGCTGGAGCTACGTTTAAAGTTCCAGATGTTGCGCCGGCTGAAATAGCTGCGGTAACAAAAGATCCAGTTTCAATTAACTGTCCATTAGTTGCTAAGTAAGCTACGTCAGCACCTTGCAACACGTTGCCGTTAGGTCCGGTTGTCATAGTGATAGTAGTTGTGCTTGAGCTACCAACAGCAGAGTAAGATTGAGCTGTATCACGAACAATATCAACAACGCGCACAGGGAATGTGTTTGTAGTCAAAGTTGCAGAGTAAAGCAATGCGTTAGCAGAGTCGCCAGTATTGACGTTACCAGTGTTGTTAATCATCTGGTAGTTTTGGCCAATCATGGGGATGCTTGCTGATGCAACAGTAGTTCCAGATGAGCAAACAACAGCTTTGAAAACTGTGTCAGGATCATCACAAACAACTGCTTGTGCATCACCAGCTAAAGTGCTTGCAGGCCAGTATTGGCTGAAACGCTTTTGCTTAGTTACTGGGTCTGTATAGTTACAGCCAAGGAAAATACCAACCATGCCTGATGCACCGCCACCAGTAGAAACTGATTGACGTGTGATGAAGCCTTGGGCTAGTGCAACGAAATCGCCGTAAAAAATACTGGTAGCATAGCCGTACTGGATAGGCAACTGACGAGTTGATCCAGCAAAAACTTGTCCACCAATAAGATTTACAGGCTTTAGGCCGTAAGGGGCCGATACTGTAGGATATGCCATTTAAATCTCCAAAAATTTATGAACCTTTTCCAAAGCTCACCTGCGTTTTGCCTTCTCTAAAGATCGGCATACGTGGGTCACTTTGACGCATTAAATTGTTATCCACAGCTTCCGTCTGTTTCCGTGTTTGGTCAGCGTAGTAATCTTGCTGCTGTTGCACGAATTCTTCAGGTGTTTTGCAAAGTAACAACCCGCCAATTTCAATGTTGCCTTTAAAGCGTCCATTGTCATCAACTAGCAGTTTGAATTTCGGTTGTTCCTCTACTGTCACAGGCTCCCAGCCTTCCCTCAGTCTTGAAGAAAGATTGCGGGGGTCCGCATTGTTCAGCATCGAAACACGAATCCATCTGTAAGCATAACCAGCCTGTTTGTCCGGCTCAGGTAAAAGTTCTGGTGGACGCCACTGCTTAGGGCGCTCAGTAAGTTCACGGTTATCTAGCTCACGGGTCAATCTCGTTTTGTCGGTCATGTTATAGCTCCAATTTTAAAAGTTCACGGGCGTACTGCTCATTAGTCAAACCAAGTCTTTTTGCGATAGCTTGTTGTGAGGTCTTTAACTTCACAGGCTGCTTTGCTGTGCTTCTGGTTGCAGACGCTACAACAGTGCTCGCTCTTCGACTCTGAGTTTTGGGTTCATTGTCTACTTCATCGACTTTAGTTTGAGGTTCCAAGGCTTCAAAATAGTCAGGGAACGCTTTGCGTACTGTTTTGTCCAGCCGCTCATAATACTGATCACTACCTATGAACTCTTTACCGTATTCGTCGGCAAGCTCTTCATGTACACCGAGTGCAAAAGCGGTCATAGATTTTTTACTTCCATACCACGGATTCTTTGCAGTCCAATTCTGAAGTTTGGGGTCAGTTGGACGTGCTTGTTCCTGCACTTGTGGCATTTGTACCTCATTTTCGAGGTTTTGTAAAGTAGGTCTGTAATTTTTCGCACTATTTAGTTTTAGTGTTGCGTCAGTCATACGCTGCTGAGCTTCAATAATCTTGTCAGCTTCGCCTGTTTCTAACGCCTCCCTATACCCTCTTTTAGCGATTTCTACTGCCAATTCAGCCGCATTAGTGGCTGTAGACATGTATTCTTTCTCGCCAGAAGATAAAGTAGACCTAAGTCGCTTATTTTCTTCAAGAAGTTTTTGAGCAGCTTCAACAGCAGCTTGGCGCTCTCTAGTAGCGGCTTCTTTCTCACGACGCTCATCGTGCCAGACTTTCTTCATCTGGATAAGCTTTTCTTTAGCTTCTACGCTGTATTTATCTAGCTCATCTACTTCTAGCTTCTCAACAATCTCTTTGGGCATAGGCTGGCGCCCACGGTCCTCGGGGGGAGTATCGTCTTCTAGTTCAATGTCTATTTCAACATCGGGTTTACCCTTATTTACAGGATCTATCTCGTCTGGGAATTTGTATTGTTCCATTTTTGTTGGTCCTTAATTTTTACGTTTAATACCACGTGGATCATCGACCGTACCTTCGACTGTATCGTCGTTGATTAAGCGGAATTCTCTACCGTGAATGACTAAGCGAGTACCAGCATTGGGTCGTACAAGAATGAAGTCTCCTTGTTTGCACCAGGGTCCGGACGGAAATTTAGCAGTATCTTTATAAGCATCAGGTCCCATAGATACGACAAAGAGTACTGTTGTTAGCATCTCGTCAAATTGAATGGTCTGATCAGCTTTAATAATACCGCTCTCGAACTCTTTTTCTTGTTCGGGAATTGCACACAGGATTTTGTAGCCTGCGGGTCTTGGTAATTGCTTAGCTTTTTCTTCTTCCGTTTTGTGAAAGATTCTGTCTAAGTCAACTGCCAAGGAGGGGTCGATTTTAGTCATCGTCGGAATGCTCCAAGTGTTTTATGAGGTCGTTTGCGTAATCACGTGCGAACGATAGACCTCGAATCTCGCCGCACAATCTTGAATACTCGTTATGGTCAACGCATTGTCCTCCGCTAACCCATTGTCTTAACGAGTCAACTTTTTTGTCTATCTCGTTAATTACTGTTTCGAGTTCTCTCATTCTTTACCTTTCTTTGTTTCAGGTGTAGTTTGCTGATTCATCAAGTTTGCCATGTGTTGATGCGCATGGTCGCTACGTTTTTGGTTTGTCTGATGCTCAAGGTTGCTTTTCTGTTGGCCTTGTTGGTGCTGCAAGTTTGTCATGTGCTTAGTTATATCAATTGCACTTGTTAGCCCTGCGCGTTGGGACTCCCTATCATGCAACATCTGATCTGCTTGGACTTTAGCCGCGGCGTTGAGTCCAGCTGTTTGTTGCTGCGTTTGAATGCGTTGTTGTTCAAGTTGTAGCTGTGCTTGTTTATAAGCTTGCTCCGCCTTGTCGTTAGCAATCTTGCGTTGCAGGTCTTGCGCTTTAATCTGCAAGTCTTGTTGCTGAAGCTGAATAAGCGGGTCTTGCGCTTGCTGTTGGTTTTGTTGCTGCTGGGCTTCTTGCTGGTGTTGTTGCAACAATTTTTGTGAAGCCTGGGCTGCAAGTTGAGATATGCGAACTTCCATATCTTTTGGAATATTTTCTTGTTCGCCGTACAAATTGTCGTCTTTCTCTTCGGGTAACGTGATACCCATTGCTTGTTCCATTTGCTTGCGGTACTCGTAGCCTAAATGCTCAGCAATATGAGCGTTCATAGCTGACTGCATCTGCTGCGCCATCGGGTTTTGACCAATAATTTGCATGATCTTCGGGTCTTGCATAGCTGACATATGGACTGTAATATGCGCCTGGTGATCCTGATATAAGAACGCTTTTACAGGTTTTAGCGCAATAANGTTCTGGTTTTCTGTAACTGGATCAGTCGGTAGCATATCTTCATCCAACTTAACCAGCTTCTGTGCGTTCTTAATACCCAGCACGTCTAGCATCTGCCTATATAAGAGCGCCATATTAAATAGCTGAGGCTGGCCCTGGGCAAGTTGTAATACTGCTTGGTACTGCACAATCTTTTGCGCCATTGTCGCGGCGTTGGGATCGCTGACTGGGTGGATGTCACACATGTCATAGTCAGACTGTTTGGCACGACGGTCTGCATTGTCAGGCTCGTACTCATAATCTTCTGGCGTGTCGTCACGGATAATGTCACGTAGCAAGCAAAGTTCTAACTTCATCGCATAGTGAATGCGAGCTTGAACAGCGCTCATCACCTTTAACGTTCTCTCTAAGATTGCCAACGTTGTGCCAACTGGAGCTGCAGCTGACATATCAGAGACAGTTAAATCAGCTGTGTTTGCAAACCTACGACCATCTTCTACGATCTGGTTAAGTAGCGTCATCAATACTTGTGACGGTTCTTTATATGGCAACGGCATTACGTTGTCACGCATTGTTCCACTTGGAACATCTACATCACGGAACTCTCCGGGGCTTATTGGGGTGTCGTCACCTTTGATACGTAAACCTTTAGTTTTGAAGCCGCCAGGCAGATTAGATAATGTACCGGCGTCCACAAGCTGCCTAATAAGGCTAGTACCAGACTTAGCAAAAGAACCAATAAGATGTATAAGCCCAAAAGCATAAAAACCAAAGCCTGGTATGTAAGAGTAATGAACAAAGTGATTACGCTTTTTGCGCAATTTATCCTCTTGTTTCCAGTTCCTACGAATTGATAAGACATTAGCGGTTCCTTTNTCGATTGTTATGACATATGGGAGAGCAATGCCATCATCGTCCTCGTAACCTTCTAAGTCACGGTCAACGTGCATCTCAAGAANCTTATAGCGGTCATCGGCTGTTGCCCTAAACCCCATGTTTTCTGCGATCTTTTTCTCAACATCATCAAGATTGTTAATTGGGTCGCCGAGGTCAATGTCGCGGTAAAAACCTGCCACTTGAAGTTTGCGCACCTCGTTCTCAGTCTTGCGCATGACATGGGTAACACGTGGGCTTGTTTGCAAGCTTGACGCGCCATATGGCACAACTAAATCATCAGCGGATACAAACATAGCTGCTGGACGGTTTGTATCTGGGTCAAAATAAACTTTCTTAAATGCGTTACCAGCTAGACCCAAACCCCACACCATACGCTCATGCTCAGGTCTGTACTCAACCATCTCGTCCGTAATGCGGTAATTCATATCGTCTTGTACGCGCTGAGCCGCATCTTTTTTCTCTGGCGTCTCACGCCCAATTATTTGGGTCTTAACAGGTCCAGTTGCGGGTAGCGTTTCCATAACTGTCTCAGCTTGAAACTTAACTATTGCTTCAGCAAGGAGTGGATGGTATACGCCACATGCGCCCTCCCAAGGCTCGCTTCGTTCTTCTATTTTTAAGCCAAGAAGTTCTAAGCCATCTACATATGTTTGCATCCAGTCTTTGCGGGACGAAATATCATCTTCAAAATCTGAAAGCAACTCACTTGCAATTGCTGCAAGCGTACTCTCATCCATGAACTCAGCGAGGTTAGCATCAAAGTCATTCTTTGATGGGCCTGGCATCATCTCAATCTCAAAATCTCCAGCATGGATAGTTACATCGTCTGGGTTCTCAATTTCAATTTCGAGGTCTGGGCCTTCTTCTATAGGCAATTGATCTATGCCTTGCGGCGCCTGGGAGAGAGATTTATCTAACATGATAGTCCTTAATAATATGATTTGCGCCGGTTGGACTTGAAGTAAATTACTTCGTCCTCTTCGTCGGAGTCAAGGCGAATGAAGCCGCCCTTGCGAAAACGTATGATTGCTTGGGATGTGGAGTCAACCAAGTCGTCGTGTTCTCCTGACGGGAAACTTGCTATTTCTTCAACTACTTCTTCAGCCCATGATGTTCTTGGCACCCAGACCCTGCCACTAGCAAATATATCCGCACAGGAATTTAACCTCGCTACTTTATCATTTCCTGCTGATGGTGTGAAGTCTTGAACGGGAATGCCCATCGCCCTCATCTCAGCTACTAGGGGAGCACCCGACGCCTTAGCCTCTATTATGATTGAATCTGGACTCCAGTCTTTATATTGTTCGTACGCAACTTTCTTGAGTTCTGGAAACTCCATGCGCCGTTTAAATGAATTAAGCAAAATAATATTTGCCTGGTTAACGCCTCTATCGTCTGGGCGGTCAAAGATACCCCACGTTGTACAAGCTGAGTAGTCGCTTCGCTGGGTTTTAAGAAATGCAGTATCCCAAGACTGAATAATGAAGTTGACGTAGGGCGGGTGATCTTCTTCCCACCACTGCCACCATTCGCGTTTGATAATCGCTGATACATCGCTGGTTGGCTGCTGCATGTACTGCGCCATCCACTTAGCATTAGGAAGTTCTTGGTGAAGCGCTTCTAATTCATCAATGTTCCAAAATTCTGGCCATAGGGGTTTACCCGAAGGTAATATAGCTGGAAACTCGATCACTTCCCAGTTTTCCCCCGAGCGTTGTGCAGCTGCTTTTAAGACTTGTCCCGTTAAATCTTTCTTAGACCAGCGGGTCATAACCATAATAATAGAACCACCAGGCTGCAGACGCTGCCTTGGACCTGACGTATACCACTCGTAAGTCTTGTCGTAAATCTCTGGGTTGGTTTCGCTTAGCGCCGCTTCTTGCTCAGAGTGCGGGTCGTCAATAATGAGAATGTCCGCGCCCTTACCTGTGACAGCACCGCCCACACCGATAGCAAAATAGTCTCCGCCCTCGTTAGTTGCCCACCTGCCAGCTGCCTTGGAATCAGACTGGAGTCCAACTCCAGGGAAAATTGACTTATATACATCTGAGTCCACAAGATTACGGACCTTTCTTCCGAAACCCACGGCGAGTTCAGCAGTATGAGATGTCTGGATAACTTTTTTCTTTGGGAATTTACCCAAAAACCAAGCAGGTAATAAGTAAGAAGCAAATTCAGACTTAGTATGGCGCGGAGGCATATTAATAATAAGTCGTTTGATCTCCCCGTTAGCCACTCTTTCAAACGCCCTAGCCATTTTTGCATGATGTGCTCCGTCGATGAACCCAGGCCAGACTTTATGGGCAAAATCCATGAAGTTGTTCTGGCAGTTCTCTTTATGTTTAACTTCTAGCGTAGTATCTAGCTGCTCTAGCATCACACGTAGCTCAGAATCCGACAACTTGTCCAGATTATTAAGTAAAAACTGGATCTCAGTTGCGTTATTCGGGCTGATCATTAACTTCTACGTCCGTAATATCGAGAGAATTGGCTAATTTTTCGTGTGTTGGGGTGTTTTCGAACGTATTTAACTGCATTAATGTTCGAATTCTGTCCCGAATTGCCTCTTTTAACTCGTCAGAAGTCTTGTGTGTGATGGTAATTTCTTGTTTTTCAGTGAATAAATCGGACGCTTTGCCCAGTAATTCAAGCGCTTTTAGTGCAGTTCTGTTGTCATCGTCATTTGAGATCTGCAATAAGCGGTTCATTACTATTGTTCTGACCTGAACCTTGTCGCTTATGACCTGCTTCTCGTACTCATTAATATAACCAGCAAGTTGAAGTGCAACGCCGGGGCGTTTCATATCCTCGCGGGTCTGAGCCTGTGCAGTTTTATCTGTTTTTTTACCGAGATTTCGGAACATTTCAATGGCTTTTTCGTTTTCCTCCTCGGATAAATCGAAAGTGGCGCCATCACCTAGCTCTTGTAATAACAGAGCAGTGTTCCCCATGACTTTTGCATGGTCGTTTAGATCTTCCATTTCCATAGCGTCAGCTACGATGGGTATAGGTTTGTCGAGAGTTGGCTCAACTTGAATATTCATAACACCTTTTTGTGGGTATCGGTGGGCGTAGTATAGCAAAAGTTTTTTGAAAAATATATACCCCCCGGGGGTCGAACGAAATTTTAGTGACGGGGGGGTTTCGTATAACAGAGAATAGGATGAAGTGTAAGCAGCGCTTCCAAATCTATTTTTGGAAATCGAGTGAGCAAAGTAATGTGTGAAGTCTCCCCAGGGGCAAGGCGTCAAAATAGGGTCATAGGGG